CGCCTTTTTTACGCATAACGGGCATAGCGCCCGCCATAGGTGTGGGAGCAGGACGGCGCAACATAGCGGGGGCAGGGCGACCCATCATTGAGTTGCCCCCCATAGCCATGTGTTTTTTATGGCCAGCGTGTCCGCCTTTTTTCATACCATGACCCACTTCATCTACTGAAGGCTCAGTGGTCATCATCCTTGATTCGCGTTTAAATGAGGTTGCCATATTGGACTCCTATTAGGATACTAAGTTTTGGTTAACACCAACTGCGCCAACACGGGTCGCGTTGGGTCCAACAGCAATAGCGGGTAGTAAAATACCTGCTATTGTACGCACAATACCATTTGAGGCGGTAGCGGGTACATATGTACCTCTTACGTCACCTGTAGTGGTTGTTGCGGTGGAAGTGTCTGCTGCTACAAAAGTTCCCGCATCTTGAGCCAAGGTGTTGTTGCTTTTAACGCTGGCTAAATAAGCCACGTTGAACACACGAACTGGGAACCCAAGGATATCGGTTGTGCCTACCGTAAGCGCCGTACCTGTGGCACCCGAAGTGGCCACTGAAACGATTTGAAAGAACGCTTTCTTACCGTTTACTGCGGTTGACACTGCGCTTGAAGAGGTGATGGCTTCACTCATGGATTGACCATAATAGTCATAACCCGTAATGGTGATTGTTTGAGGCGCTGCACCCAGCGTATAAGTCAAACCTGTAGGCGTGCCCGCCGTGGTCACAACAGCAGCACCTGCAGTTGTAGTCAACGTGGCGGTTGTGGTCGTCACAGCCGTCAAAATATACGTTGTTGGCGTTGAGTAACCAGTAATTGATCCCGTACCACCCAAAGTTCCACTAATAGTCAAATACTGACCAGTGTATACGTTTGCGTTTGATGTAAAAGAAATCTGACCACCAGTGCCCGTAAGTGCAACACCTGCCAAAGTGGTGGAAGTTGCCGTGCCTGTTGTGACTTTCAAGGCTCTAGGGAGATCGACTTGAAGTACCGTGCTATTATCGCTACGAGTAACAGATTTAACTGAAGTACCTGCGGTCAAGGTCAAATTACCTGAAGCAGTAGGTGTTTGTGATGCGGCAATGTTGTTCGCAACTAATGCTTGTGGAATCACATCCCAAACATAAATACGACCTAGAGGTCCAACACCTAAATCCATTGGTGAAGGATCATCAAAAGCAATGTTGCCATGCATTGTTAATGCAGTTGTGTTTGCAATATTGATTGCTTGGTTGAGCGTATAAGTACCAACTCCGCCTGTACCCGACACAAAAGCCGTGATATAGGTTCCGTCGGTTACGCTTGTACCGTCTAGGTACATACCTAAAGCAATTTGAGAGCCTTGATTAAGGGCAGTGATGGTCAAAGTTGTTGATGAAACGCTACCCGTACCACCTGTGGCAGTAGCAGTGTAGGAGCGAATGCCCGTACCCATGTAGGTTTGAGCGGGACCTAAAAATAGATCGTCTGAAAATTGAGGCATGTTGTCTGCTCCATGAAAAGTATGACAAAATAACACGGGGGTTTGAGGTACCCCCGAAAAACCTTCTTGGATTTAGGCTCCAGGAGTACCGAACAAAGAACGTGGGTCAGTCCAATTTGGAATGTAACGCTCAGTGGCTTTGTAACGCATTGAGTCAGTCTCGAAATCACCTTCCATGGTTTTCTCAAGTTCACGACGCATCATCAGCTTTAAGCCTTCAGGTGCATCGGTCTGAACCCACCAGTTTGTAGGTGAAGTCAAACGGCTGATAACGGTAGCGCCTTCAGGCAACAAACCAATCGATTTGATTGGGTTGATGTCATTGTTTGCTGTACCTGTGCGTAACACAGATTTCAACAAAACTTCGGCTTGAAACACATTGCCAGGAGCCACTACGAGTTTCAACGGCTGTAAACGAATCTTCTTGTTGTTATTGTCAACAGCAAGACGGATTTGAATAAGCATTTGCTCAAGTGAAGTCTGACTCAAAGCTGCAGCAGTTGACAGCTGATTGCTGAACGAACCGACTGCAATAGGGTGTGCCGTGTTGATCAAAGATACGCCGTCACCACCTGTGTAAGAGCTGTTAAAGGCTCTGTTCAAGATGTTAGCGCAAAGCAACTCTTTGGTTTCAACCAAAGACTGTGCCAAGTGCTTAGCATATACCTGACCGATACGGATGTGATCACCATCTTCAACCAACACTTTTGTCAAAGCGAAGGCTAAGCCAAACACTTGATAGACATAGCGTTGTAAGAAGAGCACACCACCTTGTTGATAGGTAACGGGTGAGCCATCAGGTAACTGAGGCGCAGCTCCGAAACCGTACAAGACGGGTTCTTCGTGGTAATTACGGGGAATGCCAGACTGTTCACGGAAAACCGTTGACCATTCATCGGCACGTTGATCATAGACTCCATCAAAAGCCTCATTGAGAATTGGCTCAACGATACTTCTAAAGTCCGTACTTCGCATTGGTGCTGCCATTTTTTAGCTCCTTTAAATAGCGTTGACGGCGGAGACAAACTGGGGATTGCTGACTTGCACACGAACTATCGTGTACGCATCGCCCCAAGCATTGTCAGGATAGGGTGCAATATCAACAATACGGAACTGTCCGTTTGAACCTGAACCTACCAAAGAGGAGGACAGAGTCATGGCGGATAAGCCCGTAGTTGCTGAGCCAGAGGTGAAATTGGAAAGATTGGCTTCGTTTCCGATTGACGTCTGGGCAATTGCGCCATCAGCTTGAATTTCATAAACGATCTGTTGATCATTATAGAAATACGCGGTGGTGGTTGTATTGGTAGCGAGTGTAGTGCTTGCAGGCCAATAGTTTGACACACGACGACGCCCTGTGGTATCAGTGAACTCGACCCCTTGGAAGGAGCCTGAAACTTTACCTGAGTTGGTAGTAGTGTCGACGACTGGTAAAATTGTACCAGCGTTAGGATTGTACTGAACAGCTTGACCTTTGTAGATGTTGCTGCCGTAACCTGATGCGATACCGCCAGTAAGCGCTTGAGCACGTTCCAACCCTGTGGGAAAATATGCGGGGCGCAAACCAAACGGAGCGGATGTTGCTGACATAAATAGCTCCTTAGTTAAAAACCTACGTAAACGTAGGAAGTTTCATCATTTGGTCGAACTCCATGCCACCGCCTTCTACAGTCACCAAAGGTCTACCGCGACTATCTCTAGCGCTAAGTAAAGACTCTTGCTGCACCTTGATCTTCTCTTGCTCGTCAATCGGAGCATAATGATGGACCTCGGTCATGTATTCTTGATAAAGATCATTAGGGATCTTATAAAGAACCATTTCATTTACAGCTATGAACCCAGCCAACTCTCCTGACTTTACTCGGTAGTTATCAAAGCCTTGTAATTCTTCGGCTTTCACTGGAGTATAGCCCATGCGCATGCGCTTGTGAATGGGGTCATATTGGTTCGTGGTTGACAGCCAACATGGATGAAATCCTGGGATTTCGGGTGGGGTCGGAAGTGCCTCTTGTTGCCACTCCGAGCGGAACATCCTACGACGCTCCTCGGCTAATGCGAAATTTTTCTCGGGCGCTTGTCTGCTATCGTCCTCGCGGGCTCTAGTCTCACGTCCTGCATTAGTATTCTTTTTTAAACGGTCATCCATAATTAACTCCTTTGATTCTTGTTGGCTCTGTCCCAAATGGCATATTTCTCAGTTGCTTTGCGACGCGACTCTGTATTATTCCATAGGCCAGCTTCTTTCATCGCTGCTACACGCTCAGGACTGAGCCTGAACTCAGTGCCCCGCGTGCTTGCGATTGATTCTCGACCTGAACTTGCCACCATAGACCTCGGACGTTGATTACGGACGTTTGAATTATTATAACCTGATTTATTCTTTTCAGGCAAGTATTTTGAAATTCGGGTGTCCAGCTCCTCCCAATACTCATCAGTTGTAGGGTCAAAACCCTCCTCGGTGAGCTTTTTGTCGATCTTTGAAGCGATTTCGCTGTCAAGATCTTTGCCCTGCGGGTCATACCAAGGGTTTTGTTCCATCCACTCGGCTGCGAGTTTTTTGACCACAGGGTCAGCCCCTTCAATATTGCGAGGCTGGCTGGCGTTGCGCGTGGCTTGGTCTTTCATGGACTGTAAGGACTCAAGTTTACGCTTTGAATCAAACCAGAGCTCTTGTGCGTTGGTCAATTCATCACCGTTCTGCTGATTAACTGAGTCACGCATTTTCATTTTTGCGTATTCCACTTGTACCGCAGCGTCTTCAATGGCCTTGTCCATCCGCGCGAGCTCTGCGCCAGATGTTTTGTGCTCCATCACCGCTACCCGCTCAGCGAGTTGTAAGTTTTGTTTCTTCAGAGCAGCAATTAGGTGATTAGACTCTTTGGCCTTTTCACGGTGGAGCTGTTTTTTGAGCTGTCGCTCTTCGCGACGCGCTTCACGTATGGCTAGTCGGTCGGGGTCGACCTCACCGTCACCATCGTTATCATTTGCATCAGCAGCATCTTCAAGAATTTGCGCCAAGTCTTCAGTCTTTTTGTCAAACATTTGATCATTGTTTGTCAGCTGAACTGAAGCACTACCGTCTTGATTCTCTTCGATGTGCAATTCCATTTTTTCAGTTGAGTTCATACAGTTTTCCTTTCAAAACTTAGATAAACGCTTTTATGTCGCGCGGGTCACCATTCACTTTACCGATGAGTTCATGGTCATTTACGAACATGAATAGGGCTGCACCTTTGATGCCGTGTTCATCGGTGAATTCAATCTCCCACCGATCACCACCCCACATTGGACAACGCACGTAGTCGCCTACGCTAGCCCACGCCCCTTCAGGCCAAGACTCCATTGTGTCGCGTTTTTTGAACGCCAATGGTCCGATGTCCATCACTTTACCGATCATGGTGTTCCACTTTTCGGTTTCTTTAGTATCCTGAGGTATATAAATACCTGCAGAGGTCACTTTTTCTTTTACCGCGCGCAGCTGTATAAGAACACGTGCCCCATAAGGAGACATTCCAGGATTAACATTTGGGAACGCTTCTTCAAGCGTCTGTTCGATATCATTCGACATCTTTAGTTTCCTCTTCTAACATAAGGTTGATAATGTTCAAAGCTTCATCCAAGCCTTGGTATTGGCCAATCAAGCGTTGGTAAGTCTCGAAGTTAACACAATATCCTGAGACAATTGAGTCAGCTATTTCAACTTGCTTCTTCTTGACCAGCCCGATAAGATCGGCAACGCGCATTAGCGTCCCCGACCAGATGACTTTTTCATTGGCATAGCGGTCATGCCACCTTTTTTCATAGTCGCGATTTTGCCCGTGGGTTTAGGCAAGGCGCGTTTCTGAGAACTGTCGTTAATCAGCGTCTGAACTTTGGATTCAGGATATGCGCCGATTTTGTTTACGTTGGGTTGATGGCTGATCTCAGCTGGACCTTTCACCGTGCCACCCTTGGCGTAGTGGTGTTTTTTGGCTGCTCCGCCCTTTTTCAAATGATTCGCTTCTTGCTCACCGCCCATGGCGATGCGCTTGTGCATGTTAATGGCTTCAGACATTTGGGGTTCCTTCTATGGTTTGTTGTACACGATTTTGAGCGTCAAGAACAGTTTGCAGTTGCTCATGTTGCAATTTTGCTGCGTCGCGCGTGAGCTCGGCAGTTTTAATTCTCTCTTGGGTGAGATTGTTTTCAGAGTTCTGAACCAAGTCTGATTGCAGCTTGGCGTTGGTGTCTTTGGCGTTTTGCTCCATTTGGGCTTGTTTGATTTGCATTTCAGCCTGATCACGTTGGGCACGACGCTGAGTCTCGGCCATAGACGTCTGAGTAAGCGCCTGAACTTGAGCAAGGGTGTCGGGGTCGGCTTGATGAGCGCCTTGAGCAAATTTCTGCATCATCTGTTGCATCTGCTGCATCACCTGATTCAATTTCCCGAACATCTCTTGCGAGTCTTTGTAAACGTGCTGAGACGTTGTAGCCAGTAGCTGTTGGGCTTCGCGTTTCAGCGGTTTGACCTTGAGCGCGTCAAAGGGCGTGTCAAGCGCCACGCTGGCATACGTGTCAATTTGATTCAAGTACCACATGGTCATATGCTCTTTGAAGTGTTCAAGTGCAGCGGGAATGAACATCGGTGCCATCATCTGGCTCATGCCGTAGTTCGGGTCAATCGCATACATCAAGTGCGTCTCAAGATGGGCTAAATGGTCTTGATGCGGAAACGCACCTATAGGCTTACCCATTGACATGGATACGTTTTCAAGTGCCGCATTCATGTCTTTGACTTCTTCTTTGTCAGGCAGAACTGAATTAACATCAGGCAACTTGATCTGTTTAAGAATGCGCTTCTCAACTTCAAGCCTGTCGTACAAGTCAGGGTTGGCTTGTGCCCGAGCAGCCAGCGTTTGAATCTGCGCGTACCGCTGAGACTCAGCAAAAATGTGCGGATCTGAAACGGGCAGGATGTCAGCGTTGGTTTCAAAATCTTCTTTGGTGATTTTCAAGTCGCGAATCACTTCGCCCCGCTGTTGATCATCAAGGTGCCAGCGGTTGAGTCGAGCTAGGACTTTGAACACACGGCGTTGAGAGTCGTGCAGCCGTGCATGAATCGAGCTGAACACTGCAGCCCCTTGTTCAATCAAGGCTTGAGTGGTGCCCACGGGGGCGTTTGACGTTACGTCAGCAATTTTCTCTTCCGAAGTGGTGACCACGCCTTTTGCTGCATCTGTAAGCCAGCCTAGCAGTTGAAACAGCACAGGGCTGGGCGGAC